ATTAGGGCTGGCAAAACAAAATGCGATTGCTTAATTATGGATCGGGCTGATTTTTAATGAGATACGATTTTTATACTTCAAATCATTTTGCGACAATAAGAGTTATTTCGTGACAAGATCGCTAGATTTGTCTCATATTGAAATGGGATAAAGTGACATCCTCTCAATCTTTCTACAATAAAGGTACAAAATCTCATCAAACTATCCAAATATTCATCTATCCTCCCATCGATGCATGGCCTTCAACCCTCTATAAATTAAGGGATTGTAGGCTTTTATTTTTTTTGCGTTGATCATCCTTTAATCTCCTCCGAAAATACTTATTAGAGCTGAAAATAGGCTGTAATTTATTCAATGATGGCATAAATGGGTGAATAAGTTTATCTGTTAAAATAGTGTTAAAGGGGGTGCACTTTTTATGTTTGGGGGTGCACTTTGGGGGTGCAAATCAAGAAAAAAAATGCCAGTAAATAGGGGTATAAGTACTGAAAAAATGCCATTAAAACGCAAAAACTCTAGTTTTCGCACCCTATATGTACAAGTGTTTTTGATTTCGAATAAATATAAGTTATTAATTATCAATGTTTTATTTGTTATATTGATGTAAAATGCATATATTTGCCTATGATTTAAGATGAATGTACAGTTATGATTGAAGTTGATATAGATGCATCTGCGCTCCCGGTGATATTGCCGGGAGCATTTTAACTGGATCTCATTTTCTATTTTATTTTAATTATATATTAGGATATAGGCATTAGTCTATTTTTTAAAGTTGTAGATTGTTTGTTTCTTGCGATCCCGGAGAAATCCGGGATTTTTAATTATTGTTCGATTTTATTTCAATTTATAGTTTTGATAGCTTTCATTACCTGTTTTACCTGTTCTTTAAGCACGTCCATATCATCCTTTAATTCTCCTACTTGTTTGTAGTACGTTTCATGAATATTCGGCATTTTAGCACTGATATAGAACTCGGCATATAGGATGGAATTTATCTCATCTTCCATAAGATTGAAATTACCATAGTTTGCTTTGTCTGGATTATCACTCATACAAGTGATAAAGCCATGTTCATGGAAACGATTCTTTATACGTTTAAGATAAGCACGCCCTTCGCGATCACTTACTACATAAACGTGTTGATCCCTAATATTTCCCCATTCACTTCGATCCAATAAACGAACTATGACATAGGAACTATCCAATATAGTAGGTGCCATACTATCTCCTTTTACTCGAATACAGTAATATTGTGCTTTGCGATGCAGCATTGATGCTGGTAGTTTTATACTGTCTACAATTTCTAAGTAACCAGGATTGCAATATCCTGCTGTACCAGCTGCAACAGATATCTCTACTATTGGTACAGTAACAGTATTTTCATCGGTAGAAGGGATCAATTCGATGGAAGACTTATACTCTATTGTATTAGATGATTCTTTTTGCGAATTCAACATAGCACCTTTACCTGTAATCAACCAGGTTAAATTTAACTGCGGATAATTTTCCGCAATAATAGATAGCCATTTACATTGTATATCACTATTGTTATTGATCGCACGCCTAATCATGCCATCACTAGCTGAAATACTCTGTTCAAAGGATCTTACACTAATACCTTGATTCTTAATAAATTGAGACAATCTCTGTATCATATAAATAATTTAATTGTGAAAATATTCACGATTTAATTTGTAATCGTGATAATTATCCTATATATTTGCAGCATCTTAATGAGTTAAGATGGTCCCAAAGATAGAAAATAACAGTTTATAAATCAAAAGATATGGCTAAAAAAGAAAGGTATATCAAGTTAGGCAAAGACAAGGTTAAAGAGATTGCAGACATAAAAGGAGTGTCTACAGTAACTGTGTATGCAGCACTGAAGTTTCAAACGGACAGTGCACTAGCAATGCTTATCCGTGCATGGGCTTTGAATAATGGTGGAAAACTGTTTGAAGAAGCAGAGAATCCTTATTGTGAAACTAAAATCTTATAACTATTATGGAAGCAAAGAACAACAATCAGCAAACGAGTAGTCTTCAAATCTTTGCCAATCCAAAGATTGGTGCAAGAATTCGTGTTACAGTAGAAAGAGGTGAAACGTGGTTTGTCGCTCAAGACATTTGTGACATCTTAAATTTAAAGAATTCAAGAAAAGCCATACAGTCACTTGATATGGACGAAAAACATGACGTAACTATTAGTTACACCCCAGGTGGAAATCAACGAGTTAAAGCTGTTAATGAATCTGGTTTGTATCACTTAGTCTTCATTAGTCGTAAACCCGAAGCAAGAGCTTTCCGTAGATGGATCACCAGCGAGGTTCTTCCCTCGATCCGCCGCACAGGTGGCTATTCTCTCCAGTCATCCCAGCGTCAGCTATTACCCTCTCCCAAATTCCGCCCGGAATTTATTGAATGGAAAGAAAAGGTTCGCCACTGGCTAAGTCGGAAGGAGCTTCTGGAAGTTGCGAATGGTCTGAATCTTACCTATTCTCATGTTCGTAAAGTATATTCTGGTAACACGATGAGCAAAAGAGTTGCATCGGCATTGGATCGTTCTGCAAAAGACAACTGTAAGAAACGCAACTATTACCCTGATCCAATCCCTGTCTACGAACAGTTATCCATCGGATGGGAGGAAATGCAATGATCACCTACATATCACGTATCGACCCTCTGTACATCAAACTTGTATTCTCCATTTGGAGTGAATATAAAATGGTTTGTCCGATTGCAGTTTTCGGCAGTAAGAGTAAAGGTATTGTGATAAAGATCGGTCCGATAACCGGAGAAAAGGCCGAGGAGATGGCGGATAAGATCTGGCATATGACCGGAGGAGTACGGATGATCGGAGAAAAGGAAGAACAACCAGTTCATGATAAAAACTTTTAATTTATATGGTTTATTTACCCCATGCTGCAGAGGCAGCGAAACCGTCCCAGTCCGTGAGGATAGGGACGGAATTTAAAACAATGAATATAGAACAATAAAAAAGATATTGCGTATGAAAACAAGAACTATAAAATTCGCCATTCAATACAAAGAGGTAGCGGATGTGGCAAAGAAGATTGAACAGTTGGCACACAAACTTTCTAAGGAAGCCTCTAAAAAAGATTCCCCTTCTGATAATGACGTTTACAGTTATGCTTCAGACATTGCAGAACTCGTCCGCACAATTACTCCGGTAATAGAAGGAGTTCAAGCAAACCCACCTTCATTCTCCAAGATTCCCCACTTCATAAAGGTTGAGAACACAGCTCGGGGTGGAAGACTGCAAGTTTGCCCGAACGAGTTCAAGAGCTAATACAAAAGTATGTATCAAATGACTGTTCATGTTCAACAAAAATGCGATTTCTCCTATCTTATACTTAGAAGAATCATTTTTATCAGAGATTGTAACCTCGTAAAACAGGCTCGGTCTCCAAGCATCCCCATATTGGGACAATGTCTTAAGAATCTTATTCAAAACGATTTTATTCTTGCACTTACAGAGAACAGTTACTTGATAGTAGGTATTCATGATTATATTTTTTTAGGTTTCAGCTACAAATATAGCAAAACTGCCCTGGTTCGTGATGAATAAGGGCAGAGTTTAAAACGATTTATCAACCCTTTAATATAGATTAAAATGACAAAGAGACAACAATTAGGACTGATGTTCAAGCAGCTGCAGGAGTTCTGCAAGCAGAACGGCATTCAGGTCATCGCAGTTGCCGGTTACGAGAATGACAACAGAGAACTTACCAGTATCTCTTATGCTCGCGGTGATTCCAAAGCAGTAGTTCCGATGATACTCGAAGAAATGAAAATCAACAGTAACCTGGATGAGTTTATCAGGACAACAGCTGTAATGAAATACTAGAGCAAAATAACCAAGAATGATTTATTAACCCTTAAAAATTAGATTTAAAATGAAAGAAGAACAGCTTTTAAAAATGGCCGAGCAAGTTAAAAAAACATGCGAGGAAAACGGTATCACAGTTTTGATGCTTATTGGGAAAACCGAAGAAGACAGAGTTAATAGTACTAATCTTCTCATGGGTAAAGTAAATACTTTGACTACGATGATTGTTGGACTTATGAACGAAAGTACTGAGTTCTCCAAGCTCATCCAAAACGCTTCTGAGTATTACACAGTACAACAAAGAGAAAGTAAACAGGAATCGCTTGCAAAACAAATTGAGGAATTCTTCAAAGAGCTTCATAATCATAGGAATTCAAACTGGGTATCCAGAGGATAAATAAAGGAGCAGTCAAGGAACCTTCCCGTTTCCCAGTTTTCAGGATTACGTACTTAATCATTCTCATAACTATATATCTTTTCGATAGGTGGTAAAAAGAGACGGTAAGGTGGCCTTCATTCCCGGATCGAAGCCGGGAACTGCACAAGAGTTAAACGATTATAGAAATGCCAATTTTTATAGATAACGATATACTGGTGGTCACCAAGGACGAGCTTGTTCCCAGGTTCTACGAATGGAACAGCCTTAAAAGTCAGTTGCGTCGTCACAAAGACAAGCCTACCGGCCTTAAGCGCTACTCCCGTGGCGGTGGTCGGGGCAACCGTCTGCTCGTCCTTTTCGATTCCCTTCCCGCGACCATCCGTGAGGCCATCGGCGATCCCCGCCGTGTGGAACATATCCTTTTGCTTTATTTTGGTGTGGATTCTGATGCGGTGGATTTCTATTCCACTTATGAAGATGCCGCCGGTACTCTCTCGGCAGAGGAACAGGACAAGTATGTGATGAACGCTTCTGTCCTGAACGCCCTGCTCGCACTCCGTGAGGCTCGCCTGAGCGAATGGCAGTCCAGAGGACGCAGAAGCATGTACGGGCTGGACGATTCAGTATGGTCTGATTACAGTACATTCTCGCAGGTGCTGGAGAAGAGATTCGGAAAGACCCATACCCTTCCTCCCTCACGTGCCCGTCTTATAGAGAAGATGAAGAAATACTCCGCCGGGAGCAAGGAGGACGGTTACCGCTTTCTTATCAATAAGAACAGAGGTAACAACTCTGCCGGCATACGTACGGAAAAGGCCCGCGCCCTTCTGGAGAGTATGTTCGCCCATCAAACATGGAAACCTGATATGGCTGAGGTATTTCGTCAATACGATGCCTTCCTGGCGGGATATGTGGAAATCGTGAATGTGGAGACCGGTGAGGTGTTCGATCCGAAGGAATATGGTAAGATCTCCCAGCGGACTGTGAGCGGTTTCCTGAGCTCCTGGGAGTCGGGTGTAGCCACTTCACGTAAGCGTACGGGAAACCGTCAGATCCGTCTGGGAATGTATGTCCCCTTCGAAACGCTGGAGCACCCGCAATGGGCCGGCAGCATCATTTCCGTGGACGACCGCCAGCCTCCCTTCTTCTATGCCGAGGGGAAGCGTGTATGGTTCTATTGCGGAGTGGATCTTGGCAGCGAGGCTATCACCGCATGGGTGTACGGAAAGGACAAGGAAGGGATCATCTCCGAGTTCTATCGCCAGATGGTACGCAACTATTCACGCTGGGGTATGCCTCTGCCTTATGAGGTGGAGTGCGAGAGTAATCTGAACTCCGGCTTTGCAGATACCTTCCTCAAGGCGGGAGCTATGTTTAAAACCGTCAGGATCGAGGCCAACAGCGCCCGTTCCAAGAGATGTGAAGGTTACTGGCGTCCCATACGTTACCAGATGGAAAAGAAACGTGAGGGCTGGCTGGCCCGTCCGTTTGCCAGAAGCGAGTCCAACCAGGTGTCTACCGGTAAGATCCCTATCCTGCCTTACGAGCGAATCATAGAGGAATGCCTCATAGACATTGAAAAATGGAACAATACCGAGCATAGCATCTACAAGGGTATGACACGTTGGGAAGTTTTCCTCCAGAAGCAGAATCCGGATAACACGAACGCTATCAACTGGCGGAGCATCCTTCCCTCCTTGGGAAGGAAGGTCGCTACAAGCGTAAGCCTTGCCGGCCAGGTACGTTTCCGCAAGATGTGGTATATGTTGGGAGATAATGGTACCCTGGCTACAGGCGACAAGCTCATCGGGTATATGCGTACGCTGGCCGGCAAGGAGGTGGATATCCACTACATGGATGACAACGACGGGAGTGTACTATGCGCCGTTATCTGTCTCAGAGATGATAGCAGGATTGTCTGCGAAGCGGTTCCACAGCCTGTTACAGCACGTTCAGCACTGGAAGAAACTCCTGAGCAAAGGAAGAACCGTGAACTCATGGCCCGTTACCGGAATACACTGGAGGGCTACAGCCGCAGACACTATCAAGAAATCGGCAAGGTGGTAGTCATCGATCACAGAAGCGACACGCTCAACAACAAGTTCCGCATCTCCTCACTTGACAGATGGCACCATCCCGAAGAACGTGAGGAGGTTGAGATCCTGGAAGAGACACCGGTGGACGATATCATTTTAAATGATCCGCAAATATCCTTTAATAAAGATTTAAGAACAAACTTTTAAAATATAACTGATATGGAAATAGAAACTACCAGAGAGTACAGACAGAAAGTACTGGATGCCCTGAAGGAGGCAAGAGAACTCTTCAGTGGCAGTAACGGTGAATTTGCCAAGAAATACGGACTTAATCAGGGTATCTACAGTGAGATTGTCAATGGAAAGATCACTGCGGATACCGAAAAGAAGATCGGTCACAGAAAATGGCTGTCGGTTGGCCGATTGCTGGGAGTAACCGCTTCGGAGCGTATGTGGAGAATGGCCCGCACGGACGTATTTAACATGATTGAGCAGTATGTGGATTTCTGCAAGGAGTATTCCAAGGCGATGATGTTCGTGGACGAATGCGCCATCGGCAAGACCTATTCGGCCCTTTATCTTTCCCGTAACCGCAAGAACTGCTTTTATCTGGATGCCACGCAATGTCGCAGCCGTCGCTCCTTTATTCTTCACCTGGCGCGTTGCATCGGTTCCGACGAAGGAACAGTGGAGGAGATGGAAGACAGTATCAAGTATACCCTGTGCAATATCCCTTCTCCAGTCGTGATCATTGACGAAGCCGGCGCACTGAGTTATGCGGCACTGGAGTCCCTGCATGGCCTGTGGAACGGTACGGAAAACATGTGCGGCTGGTTCATGATGGGATCTGACGGACTTCGCACGAAACTGCAGAATGGAAAGGGGCGTAGCAGGAAGAATTCATTCAAGGAACTGTTCTCCCGCTTTTCCAGCAAATATTATTCGATTGTGCCTACGGGTAAGGATGACCGGCTGCTGTTCTACCGCCGGCTGATTACGGATGTGCTGTCGGTCAATGTAAGCGACAGGGAGATGGTAAAGAAAGTTGTGAATATGTGTCTTGATACGCATGGAGAGACCCTGGAAACGGGTCTGAGACGTGCAGAATCAGCATTAATACTTATGCAGGAAGGAGCTTGATGATGGAAAAGGAAGAAGAAAAGAAGCCGAAAAAGCGTGTACGTCTGCTTACCATGCGTAATGTGTATGACAAGAAAATCTCCAAATTTCAATTTGACGGCATGTGGGCGGAGTATGTATCCCCTGAGCCCGAAGATCACGGGATATGGCTTATATATGGTGCGGAGAAGAACGGTAAAACCACTTTCGCGCTTATGCTGGCCAATTATCTGCGGCAAATGGGAAGAGTACTATACCTGAGTGCGGAAGAGGGTATCTCGGCAAGCATACAGGATACCTGCCTGCAGGTAGGCATACCGGAAGAGTGTTCCAATATGTACATGTACGAGTACATGCCTGTTGAGGATCTCTGGGAAAAGCTTCGTGACCGTCGGAGTGCCAAAGTTGTGTTTATTGACAATGCCTCCTATTACAAGGATGAGCTGATGAATAAGGAGTATGGATTACTTAAGCTCATCCGTAAATTTCCGGAAAAGCTGTTCATCATTCTTGCTCATGAGGAAAAGGGAAGACCACATAATGCCGCTGCGCGACAGGCTTCGAAGCTGGCAAAAGTAATCTTCCATGTGCAGGGTCTGGCTGCCGAAGTAAGCGGACGTGTGGGGAACAATGTAGGAAAGAAGATTCCCATTGTCGAAGAGAGAGCCCGGTTGTATCATGGTAACGAATTAAATGGCAACGATTATGAGTAATAACAAACCTTCCCGCCTGGTGTTCTATGCCACCAATCCTCAGAAAACCTTGCTTCATCGCCTTAAGCGGCAGACAGGGATGAGTGAGGATGATTATCGCGCAATGATCTATGATGCCAGTAACGGTCGCACTGACTCATCCAGACAGCTATATAAGTATGAAGCCACACAGTTGATCAAAAGTTTACTTGATCCGCAAGGGGTGAACGAGAAACGCCAAAAGGAACAGGCAAGAGTCGTGGGACAGATATTCGGTATATCTATGCACATCGGTATTCTCAACAAAGATTATCGTAACGATGATCCTGAAGAGATTGAGATGAACAAGGCAAAGATCTCTTCCTTCTTGAAAAGACGTGGAAGCATCAAAAAGGATGTAAGCCGGCAAAATCTGGAGGAGTTAAAAGAGACTTTAAAGCAGTTACAAACGATTAAGAAAAAGGAGGAAAAATGAAATGGGCTTATAGACTGACGATTGTCCTCTGTATTCTCGGAATCATCACTGGGGATAGCATAAGTACAAAGATATGGGCTTCCAGTTGCCTGTTATGGGTACTGATCGCTTCCAAGAACAACAATGACAACGACAGAAACGAGAGAAATCAACATAGTGTTAATTATTAAAATCAATTTTTATGGTAAAGACAAGAGTTAAAAAGACGGTTATTACCGGTGTGACAAACGAACAGGTAGAAGCGGCATTGAGCGAATTCTCGCAGGCTGACTCAAGAATTCAGAAGATCACCGCTGAAATGGAACTGAAGATTACTGCTATCCGTGACAAGCATGCGGAGGAACTGGCAGAACTTCAAAAGAAGAAGGATGACTCAATGGAGATCCTTCAGATATTCGCTACGGAGAATAAGGAAAGCCTCTTCTCTAAAACAAAGAGTTACAAGAGTGCTCATGGAATTTTTGGATTCCGCACAGGAACTCCCAAGATCAAGCAACTTAAAGGTTTCACAAAAGAATCTGTGCTTGCTTTGGTAAAAGCCATTCTTCCGGATTACATCCGCACAGCGGAAGAAGTCGCAAAGGATCGTCTGCTTGCTGATCGTGATAAGGAAGAGGTAGCAGAGAAACTGTCTAAATGCGGTATGGTTGTAGTACAAGATGAAACATTCTATGTGGAACCCAAGAAAGAAGACCAGCCGTCCTGAGTACTCATATGCTCCTATCGGCAGCCGCTGGGTAGTTTATCACTGGGTGGAGACCGGGAGTATCAGCACGGCAGACAAAGTGGATGAGTTCCCCACCCGTGAAGAAGCAAGGAAGGAATGCTATCGGCTCAACGGCTGGAAGTATAAAGAGCCTGAAAAGAGAAAGAATAACCTCAAGTATTAATAATTTAATTTTTTACATTATGAATGAAATTTATTGGATGACCGTAATTGGTAACCTGTCCACTGTATTGACAGTCGTATGGATCGTAGCTTTGATAATTGCCGTTATCATGCTGATTGTTTTGTTGGTATCGGAAGGTGATGTAATCGAGGATGAGGATAACGCACACACATTCTTCAAATGGTTGAAACGCATTGTTGTCTGTGGTGTAATAGCGGCGATGGCGAATATCTTTATTCCGACGACCAAACAGCTGCTTTATATCTATGGTATCGGTGGTACGATTGACTATATCAGGACCAATGATACAGCAAAGCAGCTTCCGGACAAGTGTATCAAGGTGCTTGACCGTTTTGCGGATAAATATATTGACGAACCTGAAAAAGATAAATAATTATGGGAATGCACACATGGTTTGAATGTAAAATCCGTTACGAGAAAGTCGTTGAAAACGGAATGCAGAAAAAAGTAACAGAACCTTATCTGGTAGATGCTCTCAGCTTCACGGAAGCGGAAGCAAGGATAATCGAGGAGATGGCTCCCTTTATCTCCGGAGCGTTTACAGTATCGGACATCAAGCGTGCCAACTACAGCGAAATTTTCCCCAGCGATGCCGAATGCGACGACCGCTGGTTTAAATGTAAACTGTGCTATATCACGATAGATGATAAGAGCGGAAATGAGAAAAAGACAAGCACCTATATACTGGTTCAGGCTTCAGATCTGGGACGGGCGAAGGAGAATCTTGATGCCGGCATGAAAGGCACAATGGCAGACTATCAGGTAGCCTCGGTAGTGGAAACAGCTATCATGGACGTATATCCTTATACAGCTGACAAAGACGCCAATCCTGAATTCTCGGACGAGAAGAAAAAGCAAGAATGAACAGTTCAAAGGTAGTCGTAGTCCTGCTCATTGTATGTGAGCAGGACTACCATAACGATCCGAAAGAGATGGCGAGCAAGGTTGACATGGAGGAAGAGAAGCTGATACAGATTAAGCTGGAGAACCTCAAGTATGAGATAGATGCCTTCATACACGAAGAGAGTAAACAAGTACGTTTTGGCTGGCATACGCGTGACAAGCCTTTCCATCCGCAAGATTACAAGCGAGAGGTGACCTGGCATCGCATCAGAAGCCGATGCTTTTAAAGACAATTAAATAATCATTTAAAGACAATTCAATCTATGAACTTGAAAGAGAACAAAGCCAAGAAGTCGATGAAGGTTATCCTGAAAGATGTTTCCCGTGTGACAGGAGTATCAAAGGTTCTGATCCTCTCTCGTGTCAGGAAACAGAAGGTGGCTGATGCAAGAATGCTGTTCTGTCACATGGCTCGTAAGGAAGGTTATCTTCTGCGTGAAATCGCATCTTTCATCGGAAAGAGCTACTCCCGTGTATCGATGGCATGTTGTGATGTGGTACTGAGAAAAGAGATGTTCCGTCCGCTTTTGGACAGGTTGTCTGGATGCGTGAAAGCATCGCCTGACAATCAGACGACCATGGAGCCGGAAGATTATATAGAAGAACTGAGCTTTGTGGTAGTCAATCCCGACTATCCGGTTGTCGGGAAGTCCGTTGTTTTGAAAGCACTCCGGATGGAGAGGGACAGGACGGTGACAAAAGCTGTCGAGATCCTTTCCTCCGTTCTGGATAACTGGGTACATGGTGGTGATGCGGATTGCATCATTGCGGAGTTCGAAGAGAAATTGGGCGAAGCGCTCAAGAAAAAGCAACTAAAGACAAGGTAATGTTTTTAATTTATAATTCAATAATATAAAGACAATGAAAACAATTGACTCAATTATCATTCACTGCTCGGCAACACGTGCCGGGCAGGATTTACGTGCAAAGGATATAGATCGTATGCACAAACAAAGAGGCTTTAACCAGATCGGTTATAATTTCGTGGTCGACCTTGATGGTCATGTAGAGAATGGACGTCCACTTTCTATTGATGGGGCTCATTGTAATACAAAGGGATTTTCCGGTGTATCTTACAATAAGCATTCAATTGGTATCTGTTACATCGGTGGTTTAGATGCGAGTGGAAGACCAGCCGATACTCGTACTCCTGAGCAAAAAGCCGCATTACGTGGACTTGTGGCGAAATTGTGCAAAGAGTATGATATCATCGAGTTACTTGGTCATCGGGATACTTCACCCGATCTGGATGGCTCGGGTGAAGTGGAACCGGCAGAATTTATCAAGGCATGTCCCTGCTTTGACGTGCGTTCAGAGTTCTCTAATTTCTTACGCAATGTTGTTGTGAAAGCAAAATAACCCTCAAAACTGTTTAGAAAGGAATCAAATGATTATAGCGTGGTTTTCTTGCGGTGTAACATCCGCAGTCGCTTGTAAAATAGCATTAAGCCTGTACGAAGATGTGCATCTCTATTATATTGAAACAGGCTCCTGCCATCCGGACAATGCTCGTTTTATTTCTGATTGCGAAAGATGGTACGGGCAGCCTATTCATACCATACGAAGCGACAAATATACTTGTGTTGCTGATGTTTTGCGAAAGGGATATATTAACGGGGCTCATGGTGCAGCCTGTACGCTCCAACCAAAGAAGGAAGTTCGGTATAAGCTGGAACGTGAACTTAAACACTGGGATGGACAAGTTTGGGGATTCGATTACGATCCGAAAGAGATTAACCGGGCTATCCGATTAAAGCAGCAGTACCCGGACACAAAGCCACTATTCCCGCTTATTGAAAAGCAGATAACGAAGCCGGATGCAATGGGAATGCTTTTGAAAGCCGATATTGAAATCCCCGCTATGTACAAGATGGGTTACAATAACAACAACTGCATCGGTTGCGTGAAAGGTGGTATGGGATACTGGAACAAGATACGGAAGGATTTCCCGAATGTATTCAATGAGATAGCACAGATTGAACGTGATGTAGGCGCAACGTGTCTAAAGGATAAAGACGGGCGCATCTTCCTTGACGAACTACCAACGTGGCGGGGCGACCCAGTGGAAGAGATTATACCGGATTGTTCTCTTATCTGCCAAATTGAATTTCAAGAGATAATCGACAGACAGGTAGAGCGAGTTTTGAAAGGAGAAATTAGTATTAATGATGTAGTCTGAAAAGGCTCATAACAATACGATTATGAAACAAGAATCAAGCGCAATCAATCCGTATAACGGAATATTTGGGCAACAAGGTTGGATTTGTCCGAAGTGTGGAAGGGTATATTCACCATATACTCAAATGTGTTTGTATTGCAAACCTGATAATATAACTACTATTTCTAATCTTAGCGACCTTTCTAACAAGAATGTCAGCGAAGAAGATCTAAGAGAAAATCGTAAAAGCAAATAATTTATGAAACAGACATTAGAAGAAGTTGCAAAAGAAAATATCTTGTTTAATCATAGAACGGTTGATCGTACTTTGTCAGGTGGCAACTTGGCGCAATTTGGGATAACGAATTTTATTCAAGGCGCCGAATGGCAAGCAAAGCAATCTCCGTGGATCAGCGTGAAGGATAAGTTACCGGATAATCAAAATATTGTTTTGGTGCGTGACGAATACGGTGGATTCTGTACTGCTTATCTTCACGGCCCAAAGAGTGGATTTATAACTTATGGAGAGGAGGCTTATCGCAAATTCGGAGAGATTACCCATTGGATGCCAATTCCTCCTCTTAAATCAAATGATAACGAATAACTGCGAATCTAATGAATATATAGATTTTACGAAATTTGATACTTTTGATAAAGCAAAAAAGTTCTTTTAGCATTTTGAAGATTGATATATAAATAATAACGGGCGCCCGGCATGCTAGCCGCAGCACCCGTTATATATAATAAGAAAAGTCAGTCCTTTTTTAATGAAGACTAAGTGTTTCCTTCCAGTCTTCCTTTTATCTGCTCTTCGGTAAATCCGAATCCGGCGGCAAACTGTTTGAATTTCTCCTTCTGCTTCTCAGGAAGAAGTGCATACAGGCTTTCAAACGGTGTCGCGCTTTTGATTGCTTTTTTTAATTCTTTTCTTTTCATATGAGTTCCTGTTTTTTATGTTTGCAACAATCGCAGTCACACAGCATCAGCCTTGCCTTTTCGAACATCAGCTGTCCGATCTCCCCTGAAAGGTAGCAGATCTCCTCTCCCCACGGATCGATCCCCAGCGCTGCCGCTATATGCGCTTCCAGATGCTTGCGTTCGTGGTCATAAGAGTTCTGAAACTGTGCGGCGGAAGAGGTGATGCCTATGACCATTACTGTCTGACGTGTGCCGTAATTGGAATAGGTGAGCCCGGTGTCGGGCTTTCCGGCGCTAAGGTTCTCGTATGCGGTCTGTAGATCATCTCCCCGACATCCGATATCATAGAGCCTGCCCATGATCTCATCCGTATAGTAACAGTCCACGGCATAATAGACCTCGACCTTCCAGTCGTATTTGCTTATGTCGAACTGCTGCCGGATCATAGCATCTCATCCCATTCTACCGGTTCACCTGCCCGGCACATCTTTGCATACCACATGCACATTACCATTCCGTCAGGCGCATCAAAATCATCGATGGTGTCCTTGACGTAAAGTGCCAGGCGTGCATCATCCGCAACGGATGATTTCAGATAATCCGCCTTTCCCATGTTAGCTACATACACATAGTCGTAGAGTGTGTTGTTTTCCACCCTTACGCCATTCTTTGCCAGCAGCTCATCGACTTTATCCTTGCTCAGGGGCTCGATCTTCTCACTCTTTCCTGTTGCGGGATTCATTTTTCGCATAAGCGAGACAGCGAATTCGCACAGCTTCTTATTGAAGTGCCAGCCGTAATTCTTCAGATAGGCCGTCATTTCTCTGGGACGGTCATCATGTATATCAAGAGGTTCCTTTACCTTGCTCATAATGTATTCAAATTAAACGGGATGACGTCTGTCCGCCATCCCGAAGAGTTAAACAATCAGCGGTATCTGGAGTATCTTCCCGTTCCCGGTACTCCACGGCGTTGTCCCATGTCCCCGCCATAACGGTTTCCGTATCCACCGCCACGGTTGCCATAGCCGCCGTATCCGCCACGATTTCCATAGCCGCCGTATCCGCCACGCTGTCCCATGTCGTCATACTCGTCGTCATAGTCATCGTAATCATTACGCTGTCCCATGCCGCCTCTGCTCTCGGAGATCTCCTCGATGCACTGCATGAGCTTGCCTCCATACTTGAGCATCTTCTCAGCGTAGTCGCTCATCTTCTCGACCTTGCTGTCTTCTATTTCGATCATCATCATGTCTGTTGTTTTTTAGAATTGTTACTACTTGCCTTTTCCGCAGGTTTGAGCAGTTCGGCCATCATGGCCTTCAGTTCCGATATTTCCTGCCTGAGGGCTTTATTCTCCGCATCCTGCCGCTGCCTTTCGGCCAGTTCGGGATTGAGAGTTTCCATCATCCGGTTGCATGATTCCACCACCGTGCGGTGATAGTCTATGCTCTTGAGTATTTCCAGGGATCTGGTCCTCATTGCCGTGACCTCGGAATTCATTGACTCCCGTGATCCGGAGATCACCATGTTTCCTCCTCCCGGGAAATTGGCATCCGCGATATCCGCGCCTGCGGGTATCTTCTGAAAAGTGACGGTCTGTTCTCCCACCTTAACGGTGATATCCACCACCATTCTCATGGGCTGTCCGAACATCATCGGCTGTTGTGCCGCCTCGGGTACAGGAGCGGATACTCCCACCACCGATCCCGTTTCAACAAAGGGTGTTCCGTCCTTGTGCAGGATATAGAACTGATTATTTACTCTTAAATTTTGGAAAGGCATATTTTCTTCTCTTTGATAAGGCGGGATTTCTCCCGCCTGTAGTTTATACTACTCCGGTCATTATCTGCAGGGTGTTTGTTGTCCTGTCGAACCAGAATTCATAGACTCCCGTTCCGGGAATATCAGCTACCGTGAACGCTTCTCCACCGTATTTGGTCACCGCCTGTGTCACCCCGTTCGTTTCAAAGAGTACCGGCAGTGTGCCTGTAGTCCCTGTGGGGATTGCCTGTCTGAGATCAATGAATATGGTTCCTCTGTACCAGGCGTTGACAAAAGAGTGGTTGGGGAAGGAGAACACCGCATTTTCTGCGGTCACATTCACGCCGGATGTGGCAATTGCCGCCGATCCGCGGCGGTTAACGAATTGAAAGGGAAATGGCATAGTTACCTCCTTTCCCCGGGTCAACCCCAGAATCCGTTACCTGCTCCCAAACCGATACCGTATCCCAATCCGTATTGCGCGGCAACACAGGTCGGTACGCCTACCACCGGACTATACGGAACCTTGGCCACTTCGGGCTGGTTACATTCGATCTTGGCCAGACGTGAGCTCAGGTCGCTCAGCGCAGCGTTGACAGGAGCGATGGTTTGTGCCGATACTTGTGCGAAGTATGCGTTCTGATGTTCCTGTGAAAGCTGGTTAAGCAGCGTGCTGTTTCTCTCGCGCAGGGTGTCGATCTTGTCCAGCAGTGCCTGGTTCTGCATCGCATCCAGCTTGCTGATGATCGCGTTTGTGTTGGTTGTGCCGGCATCACGCAAGGCAAGCGTGTTCTGGTTGGCCGTGTTCACCAGGGTGTTTGTCTGATTGCAGACAGACAGCTGGTTCTCATAACCCATCTTGGTGATGTTGTTGTTTGTCTCGCAGCAGCACTGACAGATCTGTGACTGGATGGCATTGTTACCCTGCATGATCGCTGTAACGATCTGGTTGGTATTCATGCCCATCTGGTTTCCGATGTTACAGATCTGCATGCCCAGTCCGTTAACGGCTGCCATGACAGCGTCGGAAGAGGTGTTCAGGGCGGTTGCAAGAGACTGGATGTCAAAACCGTTGCGTTGCACGGCCTGCATGATCACAGCGGTATTCGCATCGTTCTGCACGAACGGCACTACGCCTCCCTGACCGTTACCCATCATTCCTCCACGGGCACCACCGAAACCTCCCATGCCACCCCATCCCATCAGGATAAAGAGAAGCAGAATAGCAAACAGGTCGTCTCCCCATCCGTTTCCGTTACGGTTGTTTCCGCCGCCCATCAGGGCCAGGATGTTGGGATCTACACCTCGTTGCTGCATCAGAGCCGGAAGCATGGCCAGAACGCCGTTGGTACCGCCTCCTGAGTTTCCCCCTTCGGGGAAAACAAATGTTCTTGATTCACTCATAGTTGTATTTGTATTTGTAGTTCCGGTCACTATTCGACCGTGCTGCAAACATACTCATCTGTGACAAGCTGCTCTAACGGATGTTTCCGACCTGTTTCCGAAGTTTTTCCAAAATAATCCGGACCATTGGCGAAGTGATGTTCCTGCTCATTAGGTACCGCACGCAACGGGATGTCTTGCGGATGCAGGCGGCGATCTGCTCGGGATACATCCCGGCTTCACTCAATAATATAACGATGATGTGTCGAGCATCGGTAGTCTCTGTATCACGTTGTGGACCAAGGATTCTGTCTCTTGGAACTTCCGTCTCCTGCTCTGTCAGAGACAGCACTTTGAAGAAAAATTCACTCTTGCACATAATTTTCTGATTTTTATTCTTACTTTTGTGCACCCCATTACAACAAATGCACATTATTCGCGTTAAGGACTTTGGCCCTCAGCGTGCGGATAATGTGCATTTATCTTTTTGTTTTGTGATGGGGATCAGAAAACGGAAGCGTTGAGGGCTTTTTTATAATTCCCTCCTTATAATTGGATATTTATCTAGAAATCATTACTTTTGTCATTGAGGTAAAAAGTTTTTCAAGATTGTTTTTAATTGTTTTCAGGTATGAAGAAATCCAGAATGAATACTCCGGGACGGAGCTACGTTCACCGTGTATCGTCTATCGTGCGCATCTATGACGAGCATTCCCGTGACGGCCTGTCGAACCGGGAGATCCTGCGGCGCTATATATGGCCGGAGTTCAGGATCTGCGAGCGCACCTTTTACAACATCATCAATGCCAGTGCCGATGACCGTATCATTTCCAAGCAGAAGGAGATGCAGATGAGTCTTTTCTAGAGTTTCTGCGTAACGCGGAAAGTGTATTCCTCGATATCCTCTATCAGTTCTGAGTGGTTATGATTCGTATCGCTGGCGGTACGCCGGAACATATCGAAGAATACGCTGCCGTCGTTTCCCAGGAAGTTATGCAGATGTCTGCTGATCTTCTCCAGCAGGCTGAAACGCTCCAGTGTCTGGAGCTGATATTTGCTTCCTTTTCTGGAGGAACCTTTCCAGTCGGTGACTATATGCAGCCTGATGGGAACAGTTGCCGTCTGCGTGGCGGCAGAGAGCATTTGCCATTTGTAAGGCATGAACTCAAGGAATACCGCAGGGCGGGCAAAAGGCTCTTCCTCCTCAATAAAATCCACCTGCTCGTTCCACAGGTCGTAGGTTTTGACAAGGGACTCTCCCTTATCGTCCGTCAGTCCTTCCAGGTGTTTCTGGAGCTGTAAAAAGAAAAAACTTCTCATGATATTTATAATTAGTCGTTAAATACTTCCTTGATATTTTCCCTTGCTATTTCCTGCAGCAGTTTCTCCAGATCCGGGTGTGTGCCTATGAACTGCCGGCGGGGAATGACAATTTTGCTGCCGACCTTCTTTAAGGCCATTGCCCGGTAGAATTCCGCATCCGAGGACAGCTGCCGGTTTTTCTTGGTCCTGCGCAGTTCCCCTTTCAGGGTATATCCCCTTTTGCCTATAGCTTCCCTGTACTTGATCCAGAAATATCCTTTCATCCTTCGGGTAACGGTAATGGTCCCACCTTCGTTGTGTATCCTGGCATAAGGAACGGATGAAGTAAACGCTACTCCCTTGTTACCCTCCATGATCTCAGCCCGTATGCTTTTGCGGAGCGTTCCTGACTGCTGCAATATTCCCCGGGTCTCATCCTGAGCGTACCGTCTTCTTTTCCACTTCTCGGTAAAGAAAGCCTCCCGCTGGAAGTTCCGGTCGAACTCCTCCTTAGCTTCCGTCTTGATGTCCTTCAGGGTAAGACGGATGTAACGGTTGATCCGTTGCTGCAGTTCTCTGATCACCTTCTTTGTATCTTTTTCAGCCATTTTCTCCTCCTTTCACTTGTTTACGCACGATCCTGCATGCCCGGCAGAGCTCATTGTCCGATCCTTTTCCATTGCAATCAGTACATCCCTTTCTCGTATACGGATTGTATGCCGGAAAAGTGGTCATCTGCTTGCCCGGATTGAAACGCATCATCTCCTGGTATTTACCCGCCGTCGCCTGCGATCCCAGATTCATGGCCTGTTGCTCGTCACTTTGCGGGTATTTGCTTTTTCTCACCTGCTGTACCACGCATCTGCAGCCGAAACCGTTGGGCGGGAAATACCAGTCCCAGAACCTGCTGGTAATCGGGAGCGTAATCCCTTCCAGCAACTGATGACTCTTACGTACCCGCTCGTCACCCGCAGTCCGGTATTGCAGATTGTAACGGTCCCCATCCTCCTGGAAATCCTTCTCGAAATCTTTCCATTGCGCCGCCATCAGCGCCGCCGCGCCGGCGAAGTTATACTCCGTCTTCAGGTAGGAACCGTTATACGTATTGTTGATCTTTTGGACGTCATTTAAAAACCGTTCAAACGGCTTTTTATTCCCTTTTTCATCCAGTAGGGAAGGAAACGCCTCATTGAGCTCATGAAAGGTCTTGATCCCGCTGAATACATAGTTAGACTCCTTGAGTCTTTGTATGCTCACCTCATCCAGGGGAACTTCCCGGATCGAATAATCCACCGCTCCGTCCAGCAACGTGGCGGTCTCACGGATAAAGTTCCTCACCTCCTCCTCTTTCAGCATCTCTGGGGAGAACTGCTCCTGCCGGTGCAACCATGCCATCAGCAGGACGAATGCCGCTTCGACGGAAGAGGTGTCGACTTCTACCGTATCATTCTCTTCCTCCTCTTTCTGAGCCAGAGACAGGGAAGCGCTCTCATATACAAGCCTTGCCCTCTCATGCAGCCCCGCATAATCAGCGGGGCCTAGTCGAAAAAAGGCTTTACCAACTGCTGGGTCGTTTCCTTACGTGCCTTGACGGGCATCTGGTACTTCTCAATAATGTATTTCGGGTCCACCTCATAGTGATTCATGACCATCGTTTCGTATGCCACCTGCTGTTCTGGAGTATAGGTCACGCTGTCATCCCATTCGAATCTGCATCCCTTCACCGGGAATCCATGATAAATCATACGCGGGATCAGCTGCCAGTTTACCAGATCCCGTATCATATCGGCATCCTTGTTGATCAGGTTATCCAGCATGTTCTCATGCACCTTCGACTGCGAGAGCGAGGCTCCGTTGTCAACAGTCATGGTCTGTGTCAGTATCGCCTTACTCAGTTCCGAGTTACACCGTTCGATCCGTCTGTCATACACATTATAGGCGTCACCGCGTGTGGATTCCTTGATATCTATCGTGGTTCCTTCCGGAAAGAGTCCGTAGGATGCCGCTCCCATGTTACGCAGCAGCTTCTCCAGCTTGTCAAACTCCTTTGGATCGCGGCTGGTGGTTGTTCCGATGCGCAGCGGTATGCCGAAGATCTCGCCGAACATGTCCCAAAAACTGGCCATGTTTTTCTTCGGGATGGTCTGCAGCGCGCATTTGAGATAGAGTCCCAGATCGTGTGTGTCTCCGGCCTCCGTTACGTTCCATGATACAGCTCCCGTCCGGTAGTCGAATCCCGACTGCCATGTATCGTTCTCGCTGCGGATGATTACGCCGAACTCCGGAATGACATGTGTGCGCGGCACCAGTTTGATGTGGCTGAATACCGGCTTGTCATCCACCCGGATCACCGGCCCGAGTTCGATGAGTGAGTTGCCCTGATAGATACTCTCCAGGCTGAGTCTCATCCATACCTTGAACCAGGGAGCCTCGAAAAGTTCCTTAACATTATCCATATCATTCCCATTCCTGTCCGTGATCTTGAATCCCTTGTTCATCACGAATCCCGTCCGCTGTTCGACGCACCCCGTGAGATGTCCGTCCACATCCACATCCGTGTAGATATTATAGAGCTTCGTGCGTCTTGGCTGCTCTACGTTGATGGCCTGCTGCCATGCCCACCGCCATGACTTCAGGTCATTACGTGTGAGGTTTTCCGTCTGCAGCTGCAGTTTGACAGTCATATCCTTTACCCTGCGGCGATCCGCCGGACGTGCCAGGTCTATGTTCCCGAACGGGATGTTTCCTTTCTTTTTATTTCCCATGTCTTACCAGATATAATTGTTTCTGACTCCCTCGCCTGTGCGGATGGGATTGTGGTAATCCTCCTCTCCGTTCGGTCCGGTAACGGTCGGAAGGTCAAGCATCACTGCGGAGGACTGTACCGCCTCGAGCCATTCCACCTGCCGGCTGTATTGCTTCTCGTACTTCTCCCAGCTCATTCGGGAGGGCAGACTGAGCACCATCCTGTAAAGCGCTATATCCGTCAGACATCCGACGAGCGCCATGTTTCTCTCATTATCTTCTCTTGCGAAAGCGGCGTTCACGTCATACCTTGCCCTCAGATATCCGGCCGCAAAGTCCATAGCGAACTTCTCCGCCGCTTCCCGGTTCTCCGGCTTGCTCTGCTGCACAATCTCCAGGGCATTCTCTCCGATATTGATATAATCCTGATCCGTGATATACATAGTGATATAGTTAAATGATTACCATCTTTTCTGGGGTGGCTCCCTAACCCCAAGACGAGGTGGTAGCGTATCCTGCCGTACCTGTTTCTGCAGCTTGTAGATCGCACCCTCGTCCGCGTCCGGGGAATCGTCATGTGCCCGGCTTCCCTGTTCGAAGGAGAGTGTCTGGTCAATGGATGTCTTCATATCGGCATCATCCTTGTACTTGATATTGTACCATACGAATCCTCTTTCCCACAGGGGTGATATGGCTTCGATACGTGCGAACTTGTCAGGCTTCTTGCGGGTGTCCGGCATGATGGGCAGCTGGTATCCTCTCAGGTCTCCTTCCCGCTGGAACTCGTCGAGTATGGTATCCTGCATGAAGTTGGCCTCCATGTAGAAGGATACGGCACAATCCTCCGGAAGTGATTCGTACAGGTCATAGAGCCAGCGCACCATTTCACCTACGCTGCATTGCCGGCAGAAGGCACGTATGCAGTGCAGTTCCCTCGGGGATGCCGTCTTGAGTCCTCTCTGGGGTCGTCCCCACATCTTGCACGCCTTGTAGTCGTTCTTTCCGGTGCTTTTCCAGGAAGGGTCGACATAGACAACGATGCTCTCATAGTATTTCAGTTTGAGCATCCGTCTGTACTTGATCCACCTCTCTTGGAATACGGCTCCTTCGGTGATGGGATTGTTCATGTACTCCTTCTGGAAGGAACGGTATCCCATAAACTCTTCGAGTCCCTTCAGGTATTCCGTAGTATATCTTTCGGGCCATGTGGGATTGCCGTTCTTGTCAAAGGCATTCACCGAGCTGGTATGTACCGTGCGACTGTCGATGATCCTCTGCAGCACGCTGTTCTTGCCGATCAGGTTGCCGACCATGACAAAGCGTCCTCCTTTTCCTCCAAAGCATCCGAAGAGGGCTTCCTTGATCCATTTGGTCATTTCCCGTACACGGGCCTCGCTGCGGCACATCTCATCATCGTCAAGGTCATCCACAACGATATAATCCGGACGCATCTCGCGGAACCGGAGTCCGCGCGGTGACTGTCCTCTTCCTCGCGAGAAGAAGGCACAGCGGTCTTTGGTGACAAACTCGCCTTCCTGCCAGCAGCCGGCATTGTACTGTTCACCGAAATCCTCGATGATGTACTGATTGGATTGCAGTTCCATCTGCAAGTCTCCCAGCAGGGCATCGGCATTGTCTTCGCTCTTGCCCACAAGCACCATCACGTGTAGCATACCGTTGAATTTCAGCCACAGCGGTACACCGATGTCCAGGTGGACGCTCTTGGCATGCCCTCTCGGCCATTTGAATACAGCCCGGCAGTTGGAATTGTTATAAAGATAGCGGGCCGCGTCATTCTGGAACCTGGCGTTAGGACATTCGCAATAATGCTTCAGATAACGCTGACAGAAATAGTTGTAGTCTTTCAGGGCACGGGCAATGTTGCGTTTCTTCTCTTCCGGGGTCTCGATGCGCTTGTCCGATGTCAGCCGTTTGAGTCTCTCGCTCTGCTGTAGCCAGCGCTTATAAGCGTCTTTTCTTTCCTGTTCGGTCATATTACTTCTTTATAAAAAATGGTGAGATAAAGTCATCATGCAGCCTATGGAGTATCATCACTACTTCATCGGGCAGTTCCGGGTATTCTTTTCTGTGTTCCATCAGCCAGTCTTCAAACCGTATGAAGGCTTCCACGTAATGTATGATATTGGTGCTCTTGTCCATTTTTTCGATAGCGGCGGCCAGCTTTACCAGATCGTCGGCTATCTTCTTTCTTTTCAGGTACTCGTCCGGATTTTCAATGGCGTCATTGACAATGGAGAGGATCTTCTGCGTGATCTCCTCGCGTGTCATGCCATAGCATGCCTTGAGCTCTTTCCATCCCTCCTGGTTGATCCATCGGGAGAGTGTCTGCCGCGCTACTGCGGTAAGTTCGAGGATGCGTTCTACAGGGACGCCCTTCAGGTAGAGTGCCTTCGCTGTTTCTTTGGATTTATGTTCCGTTCTTGCCATACCGGTCGTTTAAAATTTGAGACAAAGATGCGCATCCCCGGGGCGGATAGAAAAAAATGACGTAGCGGTTGCATACAATGACGTACGGGCTGCACAGTTGCAGGAAAAGGTTGCATAGTTTTTTTGAAGAGCTTTCTCTCCGGTATAAGTTTGTGACAAAAAACAGATGCAATGGGCGAGAGAATCCGAATATCGAATGAGACATTGAACCAGTATGGTACGTGGGTAAAGACAGATGGTGTCGACCTGTCACAGTACGAGCGCAATCCTATTCTTTTGTGGATGCACCAAAGAGGTGTCATCATCGGAATGATAAAGGACATACGCAGGGAGAACGGTGAGATTACCGGTGAGCCTTATTTCGATGAGGTTCGTGAAGAGTCGAAGCTGGCCAAGCAGCAGTGGGAAAAAGGTACGCTGCGGATGGGATCACCCAATTTCGAGATACTGGAAATGTCCGAAGATCCGGCGCTGCTCAAACCCGGACAGACCTGTCCCACCGTTACCAAGTCCCGTCTGGTGGAATACAGCATGGTGGACATCGGCGGCAATGACGACAATATCCGTCTGAGTTATGAAGGAAAGGAACTCATACTCAGCAGGCAGGAGGGTGCGCACAGTCTTCCGCTGCTGAAAAACAATAATCATCCAAAAACATTACCTCAAATGAATGAAGAATTGAAAGCAGTCGCCCTGATGCTGGGCCTCACGGATGCCGCAACGCTGACAGACGTGCAGAAAAAGATCAATGTGGTTCTGGAATATCAGAACGCTAATGCCCGGCTCATCTCCGAGAAGGATAACCTGCAGAAAGAGCTGGACAAGTTGAAGCTCGCGGGTGTCACTACGCTGGTGGATACCGCCATTGCCGAAGGCAAGATCGGTGCCGACAAGAAAGAACATTTCATCACGCTGGGCAAGACGGTAGGAGCCGAATCTCTCAAACTCACCTTTGATGCGATGAACGCGGCCGTGCGTCCCACAGCCATCCTTGCGGGAGGAAAGACGTCTTCCGCCGCTTCCGCAGGCGTCTACGAGAAATGGGAGGATGTACCGGAAACAGAACTCAAACTGATGCGTTCTGGCGACCCGGAACAGTACAAGCGCCTGTATAAGAAACAGTTTGGAGTGGACTGTCCGCAGCTTGTTTAACCAATAACAATATTAAAAAAAATGAAAAAGAAAAATGTCTTGAAATTTCTGACCGGAACGATGTTTAACGTTGTGATGGGAATTATTCTGGCTTCCATCGTTGGAATCAATCCGGCCTATGGCGCCATATCGGGAGTCGTTATTCCGATGGCCCTTACAAACTTTACACCGGTAGCTGCCGCACTGGAAGGTGTATATACTGAAGTATGGACCGGTGAACTGGTGCGACAGATGGATGCGGGACTGACCGCTTCCTTTCTGGACGGTATCCCTGATTATTCGGCAAAAGTCAACAATGAGATTATCCACCTGGTAGATGTGGGTGGCGATCCTGATGTACTGGTAAATAATACGACTTATCCGATACCGGTTCAGGATCTGGTAGAAGGTGACATCCCTATCGGGCTGGACAAGTTCCAGACAAAGGCTACTCGTGTAACGGATGACCAGCTCTATGCGATCTCTTACGACAAGCTCTCACTGGATATCCAGCGTCATGGAACCGCCATCGACCGTATCCGTTATAAGAAAGCTGCGCATGCGCTGGCTCCATATAGCCATACTGCCAAGACTCCGGTGATCCCTACCAGTGGAGAGGCGGATGCTGCCGGAAGAAAGAAAATGACCCTCAAGGACATTATTGCCCTTAAGCGTGCGCTCGACAATGCGGAGGTACCTGAAGACGGACGTCGCCTGGTGCTCTGCCCGGATCATGTGAACGACCTGCTTGAACAGGACCAGTCGTTCAAGGACAAGTATTACAACTATACCAGCGGCAAGCTGCTTAATATGTTCGGCTTCCAGATCTATACGTTCATCAACTGCCCGTATTTTACCAAAGAGGGAGTCAAGGTACCGTATACTCAGGCACCGGCCGAAACCGACATGAAGGCATCCTTTGTGTTCTATGTACCCCGCATGTTCCGTGCGCAAGGTTCTACGAAGATGTACTACAGCGAAGCTGCGACCAATCCGACCGCTCAGGAGAGCCTGGTAAACTTCCGCCATTACTATATCGTGCTGCCGAAGAAACAGGAAGCGATTGGAGCCATCTATTCGTGGGATGGAACTACAGCACAGAGCAAAGAACAGACAGCACCCGCAGAAAAACGCTGGGCTCAAGTAAGACGTGAAGCAGCTGCCGCTAAAGCAGCCGAGGCAAGGGAAGAAGGTGGGCAACCATCGGAATCCGAGGAAGAAGAAGCCGTGTAATCACCTCTCATTGATTCGTCATGGACTGGAGTACCGTACTTACCCTTTTGCAGGACTGGTTTGCTCCTACAGGGATAGTCGTCATGGCCATCGGATGGTGGCGTGACCGCAGGCTGACGAAGGTCCGTGCGGTCAAGGAAGATGAAGGCGTGTATCACCAGCTGTATGACGACCTGTCCTCGACAACTCTGGAATTAAGTGATCAAATAAGAAAAGTCAATGGAAAGATCATCATTCTCGAACAGGCGCTACGTAAGTGCCATCAGTGCAGGTATGTTGAGTATTGTCCTGCTGTTATCTTCTTGCGCAGCAAGCAGGGAGAGCCGGACAGCCATCCACTCGGAGTCCCTTCAGCGGAGCGGAACCGAGGTAATCACCTCCGTGCGGGACCCGATGAGGATGGCGAGCCTGACACTGGAACCCGAACGCATGAAGATGATCGCAAGCCTCCCTGAAGGTATAGGTGTGCAAAAAAAGGAAAACGGTCTGGATCTCAGGATCGAGTCAGACGGAGAAGGTGGCCTGATGGTCACGGCACAGACTGAAGGGAAAGAGCAGGTCACCATAGAGAGGAGTCTTACGGAAAATCAGGAAGTCACTGACACGCTGAAGGAAGAAATAACACCATCACCCTCCTTTTGGGAGCGGGCAAAGATAAAGGTCATAGGAGTATGCCTTGCATGCCTGCTCCTTTTAATAGGAACCAGGTGGCTTAAAAGCAAATTAAAGAACAATTTAAAATCAGATTGATATGGAGAATACTGGAGCTATCTATGGAGTAAGCTCGCTTAAATATAACGGATCGGCACTTGGTCTGATTTCCGAGGACGGCATGCAGCCGGGCGGAGATTCCCCAACCAAGAACCGTATCTGGGCGGCACAGAAACGCAATGCGCCGTTTGCCGTGATCAAGGGTACTCCCGGAACCAAGATGTGGACGTTTACCCTGATTGAGCTGCTGGCCGAAAACATGGTGCAGGTCATGGGCGGAACGGCTGATGGACAGGGCAACTATACCCCTCCGACCGAGGACAAGGATGTTCAGGGTGTGTTTGACATCGGATGTACCACCGGACATACCATCCGCATCTATAACGGGCTGCTTACCTGCAACTTTGCTAACGGCATCAACTTTAGCAATGTACTGGGTATCTCGTGCGAGCTGGAGATGCAGGAGGCGGGTAAAGGCAAGCCTGCCTACAAGATCTTTGCACCCGGTGAAGTACCGCCGGCAAGTGAACTGCCTGATCAGGAATCGTAATGGATAACAAAGCTACACAGCGCCAGGCAGCTGAAATGCTGCTTGACGTTGGCATCCGCATACCGGTGATACCCCGAAGGATCTTCGGCAAACGGAAGGGAAAGTCATCCCTTGTCATGCATCGTCCACCGGCAGGAGCGATCATTAGGATTGCCCTTCGCTACCTGAAACTGGGCGTTACACCGGAAGAGATCAAGGAAATGGAGTATGATGCCCGTCTTAAGTTTATCGCGGAGAAGGGAAAGGCTGTCAGTGAGATCGTTGCCCTGTCTATTTGCACGGGATTTCTCACCGGATGGCTGTTTGTAAAGCCCGTTGCCTGGTATCTTAGATGGCGTGTACATCCTGCCATGCTTACAGCAGCGTTGATACAGCTGCTCTCGGGCATAGACGTACAGGCTTTTTGCAATACTATTCCATTGGCAGCCAGGGCGGCAAAGCTGCTCGAACCAATCGGAAGCCACAAGGAGAGGATGAGTTAAAGGGTCGTAATGAAGGTCCACATAGCATTCTCGGTATCATCGCTCAGTCTATGGAGCGGTTCGGATGTTCGAAGCATTACATTCTCTGGAAGATCAGCTATGCGGAGCTGCTGGTAATGAACATGGATGTCAGCCGGTATATCTCAAAGGAGGAGCTTATCGAAAGGGAAAAGAACCGTCGTCCGGAGACTTTTACTACAGAATATTTTCAAACAAGATTAGGAGGATAAATGGAACCCGTCAGACTGGAAATACTGCTTGATGACAAGACGCTCAAAGGGATGCGCTCGGTGGAGGGCAACCTAGGCGATATGGGCAAGTATACCCAGGCCGTGATAGCACAACTGGAATCTCAGCTCAAAGACCTGCAGAATCAGTTCAAGCAGGCTATGGCATCAGGCACAAACTCCGATGCGCAGATGGCGGATATTCAGGCTCTTACTGGTGTTATTGAGCAGTTAAAGGCTGAACTAAAGGAGCTGGAGGCACAAAAGAAAAAGACAAGTTCTACGCCTATCTTAGGTGACGATCCTGCTCCCAAGCTCAACAATGTGAAGATGAGCATGCAGCAGATTGCCCGTGAGCTGCCTGCCCTCGCCATGGGGCCGCAGATGTTCTTCTTGGCTATCTCCAACAACATCCCCATGTTTACCGATGCACTGGCATCGGCACGAAAGGAATACGAAGCTCTGACTGCCGCAGGAAAGAAAGCCACTCCTGTATGGAAACAGGTACTCTCTTCCCTGTTCTCCTGGCAGACGGCAATGGCTGCGGCAATTACGCTGACTGTCGTATACGGAAAGGAGATCGGGAATTTTATTAAATCGATGATGTCTGCCGGCAAGGCAAGCATCAGCCTTGCGGATGCACAAAAGAAAATAAATGATTCTTTTACAAGCGGATCGAGCAAGGTGGGTGATCAGATAGCTAAAATCAGATCCCTTCAGGAGCAATGGGATCATTTGGGAAACAACCTTAAGGAAAAGAGAGAATTTATCAAGGATAATGCTGATGAGTTCAGGAAGCTGGATGTTGCTATCAAGGATGTTGATGATGCGGAGAACCTGCTTGTCAAAAATACTCCGGCATTTATTGAAGCAATGGCACTCAGAGCCCAAGCTGCCGCAGCACAGGAACTGGCGGCAAAGGAATATGCCCGTATGCTCTCTGCTCAGGCAGATCAAAAGAATGCGGGGAAAGCCAATGTGTTTCAGGCTTTGTATAGAGGATTGTTTGAAGTTGTCGCCAATAAAGGAGGTAAAAAAGAGAAGGATTATTTTACTGCTCAGATAAATCAGGCCAAGGAAGCCGGAGATGTATACACAGAATTGGGTGTAAAAGCCGAAGAAGCTGCAAAAAAAATACTTAAAGCTGCCGGTATCGATGACTATGAAAAAAAGGACACCGGCAAATCCGCCCGCGACTACCAGGATGAACTTGCCGACGCACGTATAAAGGCACAGCAGAAGCTGGAAGCCGCCCGCATCGCTGTGATGAAGGACGGAATCGAAAAGAGACAAAAACTAGCCAAACAGGAACTGGAAGAAACTCTTGCCGGGATCAACAAGCAGGAACGTGATACGCTCAAGAAAATGGAGGAAGCCGAGAAGAAGCGTGGTGTCAAGTCTACTCCTGAAGAGAAAAAGGCGGTAAAAACGAATGCTCAGCAGCAGCGTCTTGTTGCCTATCAGCAATACGCAAAGGATCTTTACGCAATTGACAAGGAGTTTCAGGATAAGGATCTCAAGTCCTGGATTGAATATAACAAGGAATACGGCACCTATCAGCAGAAGCGTACTGCGATCATGAAGGAGTATGCCCTGAAGTCCTCCCAGGAGGGACTCAGTGAGGATGATAAGAAGCTGCTGGCCAAGCAGCGTGACGAAGCATTGTCCGCTCTTGATTTTACAGAGCTCAAGAACGTCATCAATTGGGATGTTGTCTTCGGTAATTTGGAACGTGTGACTAAGCAGGAACTCCAGAAAGTAAAGAAACAAATCGTCTCTTTTCGTAACAGCCCGGAGTTCAAAAAGAACGCTACTCCCGAACAGATCAAGGTTATCGAGGAAGCCCTTGGTAAAATCGACGAGGAGGTCATCAACAAAGGCGGATTGTTCGGCAACCTGACCGAGTCCATACGCGACTACTCCGAAGCGGTCGGTGAACTGACCGAGGCGCAGAAGGCTTATGACGAAGCGGTAAAGAAATATGGGATAGACAGCGCAGAAGCTGAGACTGCCCGCACAAATAAGAACAAGGCGGAAGCCAAGGTCCGCAATACGGAGGGAAACCTGGAGACCTCAAAGGATAAGGCTGTTAAAAATCTGACAGCCGTCGCTGATGCAATGAACCAGCTTGGAGATGCGGATCTCAGCCTGACATCCTTTGGTAGTGCAGTCGGGTCTCTGGTTGATGTATTATCTCAGTCCGGAGAAGCTGTCGGTTCAATCATATCTGGCGTCTTGGCTATTTTTGATCAGATTGGACAAAAAGGTCTGGTTGGTTTCTTCGGTGATATTGTAAAATCACTGGGGCATACGGCTGAGAGAACATGGGGCGGCCTTGCCAATGTGCTGACCCTGGGTAAGTTTAATATTGGCGGTGCTGACTACTCCGACTATAACGAGATGGTCGACAAGTACAATCGCCTGAACGAAATCTGGGATGAGCTGATCGATAAAAAGAAAGAATATATTGAAATGTCGTACGGATCGGAAGCGGCAAAGGTTGGTCAGGAAACCCTTGATCTTGCCCAGAAAAGCCTTGAATCCTACAAGCGTCTGGGTAAGGAACGGCTAAACTCGGGAGCTTCTACCGGCTCACACTCTATCGGTGTACGCATCCGCAACAGTATGAGCCAGTACGAATGGGATCAGTGGGATGAATTTGCCCGCTCCATTGGCTGGGACCCGAATGATATCGGTTACCGGATGAATGAAATCTTCAGCCTGACCGCTGACCAGCTCGAACGGCTGAAAGAAATGGCTCCCGACTTCTGGGCAAAACTCACTGCGGATGAGTCTGTAGCGGAATACCTGGATGCAATCATCGAAGGCGGGGAACGTATCGAGGAGATCCAGCAGCAGATACAGGAGCAGCTGACACAGGTATCCTTTGACAGCATGCGTGATGCCTTTTATGATACGCTCCTTGACATGGAGAGTGACTCCCAGGATTTCGCGGATGACTTCAGCGCATACCTGCAGAAGGCGATCCTGATGACCAACCTGACGGATGCCTACGATAAGCGTCTGCAGGATTGGTACGATAAGTTCGCAGACTACAACAAGGAAGGTGGGATAAATACCGACGAGTATAAGGAACTGCAAGAAGAATGGAACAAGATTGTCGAGGATGCGCTTGGCGAGCGTGATGCCCTGAAAGATATATTTGGATGGACTTCCTCCTCTTCCTCCACGCAGGAAGGCAGGGCCGGAACCATAACCTCGATGACGGAGGAGACCGCCGGCCGTCTGGAAGGAATCGGCAATGCCATGCTCGATCATGTGATCAATATCGATAACCTGATCTCCTCTACTCTTGAGATGATGGCAACAGCGATCAGCCGGATTGCGGAGAACTCAGAATATCTGAAGCATCTTGAAACGATAGACGAAGGCATCATGGACCTGCGTCGTGGTGTAAAAATGAAAGGATAGGATTATGAAAGTAGAAGAAGGACTCTTTTATATCAACGATATCGATATGGCCACATACAGCTGTTTTCTCTGGGAGGAGCATGCAGGCGATCATACCAATTATGACTCCCTGATGAAACCGCCCAAGATGAAGGAGTATACCTCCGTCAGCTATCGGGAACTTGATGGGGAGGAATTGCCCGAAACATTGCTTCCCCGATACGAGGCGCGGGATCTTACCTTGAAGATGGCTATCGTGGCAGATACAAGAACCGGGTGGTTCGGATACTATAATGCCGTAATGGCTTTACTAAAGTCGGGATGGCTGACTATAAGACTTCCGGAAATTGACAGGGTCATGAAGGTCTATATGAAGGAATATACCAAGTACAGCCAGCTCACAATACTTAAAAATACCGGTCAGCAGATCGCCGGATTTACGGTAACGCTGCGCGAACCGAAACCTTTTTCAAATGAAGATTAAAAACGATTTAAATTGCCTGTAAATGGAACTTGTCATCTACGATAGAGAAGGAAACTTTAAAAAGAAGGTAAGCCCGGATTCTTCTTCCCGATGGTCAGAAGAGGTGGCTTCCGAATTCGTGGTGAGTGTTAACTTTACCACCTGGGAGTTCTTTGTCCTGTCAGTGGGTGATTACATCGAAGTAGGCGGCAAACGGTTCTCTGTTAAAAAGGAGTACCGCCCGAAAAAGACCAACACACAGAAATATACCTATAACATCAGCTTCTATGGTCGGGAACATGACATGCAGGACCTGCTCTTCTGCCGTCTCAACCAGGGAAGTGATGATCTTGAATCCGTATTTGCCTACGACGGTACACCGATGGAGTACCTCCAGAAGCTGGTGGACAACATGAACCGGAATACCGACGGTGTGACGTGGAGAGTCGGTGAAGCCATTACCGCCAACCGGCAGACGATCAACTTTAACGGTCTGTATTGCTGGGATGCCGCCGCTGAAATCGCCCAGGCATTTGAAACGGAATGGTGGCTGGACGGAGAGTATCTGAACCTGAGCAAATGCGAGCGGGGTGAACGTGTCACGCTTGGCTACATGAAGGGTCTCAAGACTGGTCTTACACAAAGCGAGAACTCGGAATCCATCAAATGGTTCACCCGTCTGATACCGGTTGGAAGCACAAAAAATATTGATCCGTCGAAGTACGGATTTGCACATCTTCAGCTGCCTTCCCGTGCTACGTACATAGATCTTAATACTCAGTTGGGGCTGAAAGAACACAGAGAAGAAAGTGCCTTCAGTGATATCTTTCCACACCGGCTGGGTACCGTATCCTCTGTCCGTTCTGAAGAAAAGACAAACGAGGAGACAGGAGATTACACTGTATACTATGTCAAGGATAACGATCTGCCCTTCAATCCGGACGATTATATGATCGGTGGAGAGGTGATACTCATCACTTTTGAAAGCGGTGATCTTGAGGGCAGGGAGTTTGAATGCAACTGGCATAACGATACAAAAGAGTTTGAGATCATCAATACCTATCCGGATGAAGATACCCAGATACCGGGAGGGAATCTCATTCCGAAGGCGGGTGATACCTATATACTGACCAATATCCGCATGCCGGATGAGTATTATCCGATAGCCGAGCAGCAGTTTGAGCAGGCTGTTGAAAACTACTTGAAAGAGTATAGCCGTGACATCTCGATCTACTCCTCTGATACGGATTATATCTATGTAGACAAAAATGAGATACCTCTTCTGCTCGGACAAAGAGTAAAACTGGAGGATGAGCAGTACTTTGCGGAAGGATACCTGGATACCCGCATCACGCGTGTGGAGAGGAAGCTCACGAATCTCTCCGAGGCATCGGTTAGCTGCTCGGCTGCGGTCAGCAGTTCATGGAAGTCATCCATAGAATCTTCGCTGGATAACCTGCAGTATGTGCTGGCAAGCCAGACGGAAAAGACCTCCTTGTTTGATATCATCAAAGTAGGAGACGGCAAGCAGCCTTCGGACTATAACGTATTTTCCGCGCTGAAATCCTTGTCAACACTCCTGCGTAAGGACCAAGCCGACTCCACCAACTTCCTCGTCCGTTTTCTGGGTGGTCTGGAAGTGGGCAAGGCCATCGATTCTCTTATTGCCGGCAGTGGTATCATCATGGATAAGAACGGTCGCATCCAGGCCAGCAGCCTTGAACTGCGTAATTCGCTGACAGTCCTTGAGCTGATCTTCAACCGTCTTTCCGCCCAGGAAGGCGACTATTCATATTCCGAATCGGGCTTGATTGAGAGTATCGAAGAACTCTCCGAAGGCACCTATCGTCTGCTTCTTCGCAAGCGTCACGATACGGACTTCAACGCATTCGCTGTAAACGACATCATCTACGGTTCTGTCAATGATCTCCTGGCCGGAGGCGGCAGCTATCGTACCTCCTGGATGCGTGTTATAGAGACCAATACGACTGATAACTATATCGATGTGGTGATGTATCCGGATTCCGAGGTTCCGGGCGGCAAGAATTACCAGCCCGAGGAGCTGATGGCCATCACCCGTAGGGGTAACACCACGGATGAAGACCGTCAGGGATACTGGTATATCTCCTCTTACGAGAAATGTATCTGTATGCTCGATGGTGTGACCAAGCCGATCCTGGAAGAGAGCAATTACTCTATCCTGATAGGCAAGATGAAGAATCTTTCGATCTTCGATAACCTGCCTATCAACTACCGGCAGAGCTATATCTATTGTCGGGGTCTCATCCGTCAGGATGACATCCGCGTTGATGTGGAGGGAAAACCGGTCTACGAACTGGTGGACAGAGGTATCTGGCAGGAGGGTGAGAAATACTACTTCGAGGCAAGGAACGAAGTGACCGGACGTAATGAGATCAGTACCGTCTACCATCGTGGCAGCAAGTGGCAATGCCTGAAGACGGGCACCCTGCTTGAACCGAAATGGAACTCCACCGACTGGGCGTTCCTGGAAGGCAATGGCGAGTTCTCCATTGACTTTGAAAGCAGCAATGGTTTCAGCTTCTTTTACGGGCTGATAGATACGGTGATAGAAGCTAAGTTTTATCACGGAACAGTCGACATAACCGAGGATGTGATGAACACTGCCGGTACGCAGATCGCCTGGAGCAGGGATTCGGGAATACCGGCTGAGGATAACTCCTGGTCGCCTGTCTTCGTGGACGGACAAAAGAACAAGGTTCACCTTATTTCCTCGGATATGGGATCTGAGTGGCTGAACGCCCGTTCGGTGACTTTCCGGGTAGAAGCCATTATCCCGCTGGGCGAGGAGAATTATCTGCGGGAATCAGAAGAATTATCATTTAACTTATAATCATATGCAACAGAAAAGAGTAATCAACATCCAGGTCAAGCCGTTGAACGCCAGTTCCGGCATGAAGATTGTAGGTGACGGCTCCTTCCAGCAGAAGTACAGCCGTGACGACAATGCTTTTTATCCTTCGTACTCTGCGATCCTTCCGCTCGTTGTAACGGTAGCGGTGAATCTTCAGGACCCTGACGGAGTGATCACCGAGGGTCCCGCTACGCTCGACCGTATCGACTGGTATCTGGGCGAATACAAGCCTGCCAACAAGATAGCGGAAGGAAATTCCGATTACGAGATATCCACTTCCGAGGATGGTATCCCGGTTCTGAAAGTAAAGCGTAACACACCGGTAGACGAGCCCTTCCTGCTGATCGGCGAGGCCTTCTACACCAATCCAAAGACCAACCGGCAGGAATCGCGTATCGAGCAGCAGTTGCTCAGTACTATCTATTACGAGGCCTCATTGCTCTCGTTGATGGCCGACTCCCCGACGGAGGTTATTGTAGATCCCACGAAGATAGACGACACCGATTCCGCCAACTGGCAGGTACAGGTAAAGGCTATCCTCAAAAGCGGTGAGATACAACTCTCCGAGGATAACGCCGTATACTGGTGGTATGTCAAGGATGGGCAGTATACCCGCCTGGTTACTACTTCAGATACCTGGCTGGTTACCACGCCTAACGCTGACGGAACCTTCCCCCGCACACTTGTGGTGGACGCTTCCCGTTTCAAGAATATCAAGCTGGAATGCCGTGCCGCCTACAAGGGAGGGGCAGATCCGGCACCGGCATCACCGACCAATGCTGCCCTGATGGTACAGTATAATATCCGTGTGGATCTTCCTGTTTTCCAGAACGCCAAACAGGTACCGATTGCCGGAGCTTACATAACGATTAACGACATCGGAACAGAAAAACTGATCAAGTCCCGTTGCGAGATTACTGCCGGCGGGCGTGTGATCGAGAATCCGGAGAAGTACTACAATATCACATGGAAAGCGACCAATGCCGATGGTACGTCTTCCATCATCGGGTATGGCGAGTATATCGAAACGACCGTCAAGGCGTTGGGTATCACCTATACGAATCCGGTAGTACTGGAACCGTCCGTCATGCCCAAGATCGGCTCATGGAATGTTGAAGGAAGCGTATACAATGGCATTGGTGCTACGCCTGCTTTCCAGTTCGGAGTGAATCAGATTGCGGACAAGCTGGGTGCTTATCTGGTAAAATGCGAAGATGGAGTAAATGTGGAAATCATCGGAAAGCTCAAGAACAACAACTGGATGCGATTCGAGGATGGTACGCTTGCGCCGACTACCGTCAACTCAGCTGAAGAAGACAAGGGATATAACATTATGTATGGCTGGACACAGACAATCCATACGATTGAGAATGCCAAAGTTGGAGATGAAGTGGTTGCCTTGTTCGGTGAGGAACCGTTCGAGTATAATGGTGAACAGTCTGTTCCCATTCCTCCGACCCTGATCTGTCCGGGCCTTCCTGCCGTGGTTAATGGTAAGTTCCGTTCCATGTATTTTGCATATCGCGCCGGAGAAGGTGGTAGTAACGGATATCTGGGTATCACTGCATTCAACAAAGCAGACAGAACCTATCCGAGAACTGTTCTCAGTCAGTTTACGACCAATGACTATGCTGTAGCTCATAATGCGGATAAAAACAAGACTATTCCGTTTGCTCCGCTTATGGACTGGCATCTTCTGAATATCACCAATGCGCTGATAAACAAGTTTGGAACGGTTTATCTGCATGATCCGGAAAAGTTTGGAGCGGGGATTTCAAGTAATACCCCTTATATATCAGGTCCTATTGTTAGACGTGCAACCGGGATGACATATAGGATGAATTCAGAAGATGCATTTATATATCAGAAACTTTCCGAGATACCCTCTTTTTATCTTGATGCAGACGGGACAAAGAAAAATTGGTCAGAAATCATTTCTAAGTATTATCCCCGCATGGAATGTATGGAAATCCAAATGGCACTTTCACGTGCGGCAGAAGATAATGTAGAACCAGGTGTGATTTTTGAATTTAATGGTGCAAATTATATATATTATAATATACCGGGCACAAAAACACTTCTTGAAGGGGAAATGAATGCCATATTAACAAAAGAGGTAGCAATTAGAAATACGTCTGCTTACGACGCATCAGGAAATCCTATAAGTATTTCAGTAATTTACGCTCGCCTTCAAACCTCCGCAGTCTACGGCATGGACCTCGTCTCCGCCGACGTTCTCCAGTATGCAGGAGCAGGCATCGAAAAGGTCATGGAGATCGAAGACGCAACTTCCGGAGGCTCCACCAATCCGATCAAGTGCTATCTCTGCCGTGAACAAGATAAGCTGACATTAAACAAGGACTATGTCAAAGATGCCGGGGAATTATTCGACTTCCAGGAGAGCCCTGATTACTCTTATATCGGAACCCTTCCTTCAGGTAGTGGGTACTTTACGGATCTGATACGTGGAACCAGGCTGGGGACTTTAAAGAAAGGATCGCTAGCAGATAATACCGCCTACATAGACCGTAGTAACTATACAAGCCAGGCGGTAGGTAAGGCTGTCCGTCTTGGGCACAGGGTGCGTGGTTCCGGCCTTTCGTCGGCTGCTTCCGCTCGTTACGTGTATGCGTCCTACCTGCTGTCGTATACGTCTGCGTCCTCCGCTGGCGGCTTCCAGGTGCGCTTACCCGAAGGGACGGTGAGTGCAACGTCGCATAACGACAGTGACGAAAGCGCAGCCGAGAGTGAGTGAAACGAACGTGCGGGGGAGGCTTATCCTCCCCATCTAAAGATATAAGGTTTTCCGCGTAGCGTGGTAACGGCAATTCGTCGAATGCTTCCGCTCGTTACGTGAATGCGAACAACCAGCTGTCGAATACGAATGCGAACTACGCTGGCGGCTTACAAATGATAATTTACGCGGAAACCTCGTCGGTAGTACGAAAAATCAAGGACAACCTCTGTGTACGAGGAGACAGGGGAGTGGGCTGGTAGATATCCGAAGGCCCGTTAATAAAGGCTTCCACTTGGATAAGGAAGATGAAAAGGAAAGGAAATGTAATGAGTCGCCTGACTCCTGAGCTGGTACATCAGGCAGTGATCAATGCTTCACGAAAGCATATGTGTAAAAACGAGGTAATTGAATTTTTACAGGATAAAGAAAATGAATACAGCGTATACAGACAGCTCCTAAAAGGAGAAAGTATTGACGTGGAATACAGATATAAGGAGGTTGTATCTGTTAACGGAAAGAAACGGATCGTTGCTATCAGCTCCTTTCGAAGCAGGGTGATTATGCATACGCTTATGCTGTTGATCAAGAAAGAGTATGCTGCAAGATTATCTGACGACTGTTACAACTGCATAAAAGGGCGGGGAATCAACGCAAGTAGAAAACGGTACGACCCTGTCAGACAGATCAAAAGGATTGTTGGAAGGTATCGCCCGTGGGGATATTTGCAGCTGGACATCCGCAAATGCTATGAGTCGACACGCCCGGAGGTCCTGTTCGACTGTCACGAAGCGATCTGGAAGGATAAGCGAATACTGCGCTATCTGCAAAGAGTTTCTTTCTGTGATATAGGGCTGCCGATTGGTACTCCTTCGTCTCCGATGAACCAGCATATCATGATGATGGCCTTCGACAGGTTTATCCGGCAGGATCTGAAGATCAGACACTATGTAAGGTATGCGGATGATATCATCCTGTTCGGAGATAAAGATAAGCTCCATGAGGCAAAATGGCGCATAGCGAACTATCTCTGGTATAACCTTGGATACGAGCTGAAGAAAGATGCGCATCCTACGCCTATGCGTAATGGAACGGATATTCTGGGATATGTATTTCGCTGCGGATATACAAGAGTTAGAAAGAGTATAAAAGAGAGAATGAAAAGATCATGGCGTAATCCTCGTTCCAGATCTTCCTATCTGGGAATACTTAAAGGGGCTGACGCTAAAAATTTAAAAAGGAAACTGAATATGAAATTATCATTTCTGATAACAAATGAAACAAAGGTAAGACGCAGAATGGACTCGCCTTTGATTGACATTGCGGAATTAACAGGAAAGGTATTTGATATCCTGGATTTTGAAGTGCGTGAACCGGACAAGAAGAAGGGGAAAGCATGGATGCGTATGCAGGTCCGCTACGAGGATATGGGTGATGACGGGAAGCCGGTCGTAAAGACCCGGCTTGTAAAGGGATTCCATGTGGCTATCTGCGAGTTTCTGAAGAATATGACGCAGTATATCAACAAGACATCGGCCATCAGTGGAATGTCTTACGAAGAGACCTTTAAAAAGACGCTTCCGTTTGAGGATTGTGAGGTCGAGAATCGCAACGGATGGTGTATCAAGGGTACTCTGGAGATCGAAGAATAGTATTAACTTTTAAATAAATCAATTATGAATTACTTGTTGGTAAGCAAAGCGCAGCTGATAGAGAAAGGTATTTATACGGATGCGCAGGAACTGAGTGACGGACGTGCGGTGCTTAGTATCAATGCCCTGAAGGTGATCGGCACCGGACTGAAGGATGTCGAGATCATTACGCAGGAAGCGCTAAATGCGTTGTTGCTGGAGGAAAAGAAGAAAAGTAAAACGGTAAAGAAGTAAGGAGGAATAATCATGGCAAGAAAAATAAATGGAAGTTTTCAACTGTTCGCCCTGATGAACGGAGTGAACGTTCGCGCCAGAATGGGCATCATCAATGGTCCGCTACGCCAGGAATACAAGAAAGGAACCAGTATCTGTACTCCTGACTGGGAGACATCGGCCAACAAACCTCTTATCTATGCGCATCTTAACCGGGATGATAACGGAGTGGTTCTGATCCCGACTACCGTAGATCTGTTCTACAATGGTGCGCAGATTGCCTTCGGAGAGGATGGACTGAGTACCACCGGAGCTCTGGCCGGTGTGTTTAAAAAGTCTACAAAAACGATAAACATCGGAGGCCGTGACTATCCGAACATGATCGTCTTCGAAATCGTAAAGAACATCGTACCGGTATCCAACTATGATAACGATACGATCCTTCTCAAGGGAACAACCGAGGTCGGCGGTCAGACTCTGGCCTTTGACGGAATCTCTGAAACGGTTGAGATTGTTGAGACGGTAGGCAGCTCTACCACTCTTTACCTGGATGGTGATACGGATGTCACTACAGAGTCTCCGACAGCCACACTCAATGCCCATGTGCTCGTAGATGGTATTACCCCATCCGATCTTTCCGCATATACGGCGAAGTGGTACAAGGTAAGCGGAGAAACTGCTACGCTGGTAACTACAGGCGCATGGTCTCTGACGGTAAACGCATCCGATATCGACGGTACGACTACCTACCGGTGTGACTTGTTGCAAAAAGACGGTTCTACGGTTATCAGTAGCGCATACATTAATGTTACCGACTATACCGATCCCTACCGGGTAAACCTCTATGTAGACGGAATTACAGGGGAACAGATCAAGGAGGGTGAAACGGCGATCTATACCGCTAAGGTAGAGAAAGATGACGGTACGGAAGATACCACCGCTCAGACTACCTTTACTGTTACGGATAACTCAGGATCGGTTATATCCTCTCTTTCCGGCGTAAAGAAAACGATCAGCGTAACATTCCAGGATGTGATGAACGCCGGTGGTGGTATCTCCGGCTATGTTAGTGCAACGATAACGGCATAAGATAATGGCAAAGAAACTGTCTTCCGCTTCATTTAGAGTAAGCGTCGCTCCTGAGTCCGGAGCTGACGCTACCACCTACTGGCTCGTTCCTTCCGTGACACAGGTTAAGAGGAAGGAGGACGGGACGCATCTGCCCGAATATGTCTCCTGTGAAAGCAGGGCTAAATCCGGAGAGGATACTCCCGTGTCGGGAATAGGAACCATCAAGTTTGTGCTGACCTACCAGACGGGCGGTACATCGTCTGAATTCATTTATTCCTCCCGTGTCATCGTGACATCCGATATGGCAGCGATCTCTTTCAGGCTCTATGTCGGTGGTGTGCAGATGGACGAGAAGACGGTTCTTGTTGTTGATGACGGACAGAATGGCGAGCCGGGTAAGCCTGGTGATCCGGGTGATCCTGGCACACCGGGAAAAGACGGTACTTTCTTGAAACAGATATTTACCCAGGCGGATACACGTCCGGATGCTCCGACAGGAAGCTCCATCCCGTCAGGATGGTCTGAATATCCGGAATTCGGCGTGCTGACCATTCGTGGGTATGAGGGAGAATATTATCCCAATGGCGGATACAGACGCTCTCCCAAACTTACTGCGCATAGTACCTCGTATAGAGATCGTATACTCTTTTCCACGACTAATGCCAATCAGATGATCACTCTTCGTGTGATCGTCTCAAGCGAGACGTATGATTACGCGTATATTGGGACACCCGATACTACCCTAAATACCTCAAACTATTTCGACAGGATGTCGGGAGAAAACGACCGGCTTATCTCTCAGGCCGTATCACAACCAGGAGATCACTATATAGAGATTCTGTATGTAAAGGACAGCTCGGTAAGCCAGGGTGAGGATATGGTCAAGTATAAGGTCGTACACAGCGATACGGTGTGGGTATCTTCCGCACAGGCTACCTATGACAAGGATTATGAGAAATGGGTATACGGAACCTGGTCCCGTCCTTCTAAGTATTTGGCGGATACACCTGATATGGAATATATCTTCCGTCGGGAAGAAAGTTCCTTTACTCCGGAGTCTGATCCGTTTGTAAAAGGCTTCATTCCTCTTCCTTTCGCGTCCGATGAGAATTATCTGGGTGATTTCCTCTCTTCCGCTGCGCAGGTGGTGGATGCCATTTATAAGAACGGAGAAGACTATTATAGATGTATTCAGGCAAGACCAGCCAACTCGGGAATCCTGATCACTAATGAGGATTACTTCAGGTATCTTGTGCCTTTTACCAATGATCCTTTGGGGGTGACCGAAGAGTATCCGAGAGAGTACATGTCCTTCCGAAAAAAAGAAAATGGCAAATGGGGAGCTTACTCTGAACCGAAGCTGCATGCCAACTACGCCAAGGGAGAGGATGGTCTTCCCGGACCGGCCGGTGAAAGAGGAAGGATGCCATTCCCGGCTGGATTCTGGAGCGCGGATATCGAGTATACGGCAACTGAGGATATTACACCGATTGTCTATTACGAGGCAGGATCAACCTACTATGTGATGCGGAAGACAGCAACCATCATCGGTGTAAATCCGATGGAGGATTACCGGGATAATCCTACTACGTCATACTGGATACCTTTTGAGAATTACAAGGCGATATTCACAGAGATCCTGATGGCGAATTTTGCCAAGCTAGCCAGCGCGGTGTTTTACGGTGATTATATGTTCTCCCAGTATGGAAAGGATGCCGACGGCAATGATACATCCAACTACGGACTGTTTGATCCGACGAAACTTGGTCAGAGTGATTGTCCGTTTACGCCTAATATGCTCCTGAACTTGTTGCTGGGTAAGTTCATGGGACTGGATGTGGATATTCAGGGAGGGAAGATCGGAGACCTTGTGATAAACGGGAATAAGTTGAGTTCCGATAACCTTTCTTCCGGAATAGAAATCGGAAGCGGATCAGAGGGAGAAGGTGGTTCCGGTAGATTTTTACGATTAGGAGGAGGATATAACGTTCCTTTGATTGGGATCAGGCTTGACCGTCAGAATCCTCTCTCTAATGGTTATCGAGGGATAAATATCGAGAGTTATGGAGCTGGCAATGTTTGTCTAAGCTTGCTTGCCAATGTCGGAAGTAAGTTTGCCATAGATTCGGTAGGTCCTCATCATTTTTATCAGCGATCCGGCGAAGTGTGGGATGCTCCCGGTGTCCTGTGGGCAGGAAGGATTAGTGCCGATGGCACAATTGAGAGTTCCTGGGGAGATGGCTGTACCGTTAGTCCTGCTGTATATCACGGACAGGCAGGGCTCTATGCTTTTAACCATGATCTTAATCATATGCAGTATTTCGTTCAGGCAACAGCTGTTCATGGAACTTGGAGTATTGCTGCGCTTACAGATAAGAGCACCCATCAGTTTACTGTCCGAACCTTCCATAAAGATGGGAATTATGGAGATTCCCCGTTTGAAATAGCCATCTTTGGAAGAAACAGATTAAAAGAATATTAATGAAAAGAATAATAGATAAATATTTGGGCTGGCTGAAGGATAGTAACCGCCCAAAACATATCCTTTGTGGATTGCTGGTGTATGCTGCGATGATGGCTGTCTGCTTGATTATGGGTAATACCTTTGCTTCATCGGCTATAATATCATTGGTGGCAACTATTATTGCTGCTATGGCTGTTGACTACAAGGATAAACTATGGGGAGGAAAGTTTGACTGGCTGGATGTAGCAGCTACGGTGTTGCTGCCAGGAATGATCACTTCTTTGGTGGTGCTGATTTATATATTTTAAAATAAAGATTACCAGCTCGTCACGAGTTAGTGATCTTGTAAGCAATAGTACTTTTTTAGTTATCGTAAACTATATAAAGTAGATTTAAGGTCGTTTTAAATTGCTTTTAAAACCGCCGACTCTCACGAGCTAGCGGTAGTGTTAATCTCTTTTATTTATAAAAGGAACTTTTGCTCCTATGCTAAACTGATGCAAAGATAAACAAAACTGGAAAATAGGTGAAACCACCTTAGTAAAATGCACATTTTGTTTTGTGTTAATAATATCAAATTCGGAACAAAATGTTTTGTGAAAGTGGAACAATTTGTTTTGCCGTTTATATAATTCTGCAATGTCTATGGTATACACTTTAGGACTTCCCCACCCGGAGGAGTT